CAGTTTTAACCTCTTCAGTTTTATTTTCAACTAATGAAGTTCCTTCAATTTTAACTGAACCTTCGTTGATTTGTTCAACTACATGGTTTAAGTAATTTGTAAGATTTTCAGTTTGTTCTTTTAGGTATTCAGTATATTCAATAACTGAAGATGTTCCTTCAACGATGTAATCGTTATGAGAAATTACGTTATCTAATTGCTCGTTCATATGAGTTTGATATTTCCAACGATTTGAAGATTCATTAGCAATATAATTAGTGTACTCGATATTTTGATCCGCTTTTTCAGCAACCAATTTAGTATAGTCAATTAAGTAATCTACTGACTCTGCAAGTTTTTCTGAATAAGCAATTCCTTGATCTACTGATTCAGCAATTTTCTCAGTATAATTAATACCTTGATTTGTTTTTTCTCCAACCATTTCAGCATAATCTTTAACCTTTTCTAGGTTTTCGACGATATAGTCATTGTGAGAAATAATACCATCAACTGACTCTGATAGTTTTTCAGTATATTCTTGTATCTGATTAACTTTCTTAGCAATTGCTTCAGCATATTTTACTAGACCTTCATTATCTGAAGTTGTTTCGTTTGTTTTAGATTCCGTTAAAGACTTTTTAAGGTTTTCAAATTCGTTTTTAACGACTTTAGTATACTCATTAAAATCTTCAACAGAAATGTACTTTTTAGGTTCCATTTCGTTATTTTTTGTTTCTTTGATATATGTATCTTTGTTAGATTCAATTGTTTCGATATGAGCAGTTTCGATATTTTCTGGTAGATTCAAATCTAAATCAGTTTCATATATCGCAATAGTATCATCGGAATAACCAAAAGATTCATTAACTCTTTTTAATTCAGCATTAGCAAATCCAGGATCTGCAACCAAATCATAAGTAAACATCTTTTTGATTTTAACGTGTCCGTTATTCTCAACAACACCAGCAGCACGACTAGAAATGTGAAGTGGAACTCCTGCATCTACTAAAGCCATAGCTTGTTTTCCAGCATCTGTATTAAGAAGACGGATTCTGCCCATTACTTGTTTTTTAGTTTTATCGTAAGATAAATCTTCAATGACATGTGATGCATTTTTTAAAGAAATATCAAATGATTTTGGGTGGTCAAGTTCACCAAGTAATTTGTTACCTTGTAATTTTTCACGTAATTCATTGATATGTGGCATCAATTCATTTTCGTCATAAATACGGTTGTTTTTGTTTTTTACACCGATCTCAGTGAAAACACCTTCAAGAACGTATTTGTCACCTTCTTTAGTTAAAGCAAGGTTGCTTTCGGATCTTTCTAGTACTAATAGATATTTATTATTGCTCATTTGTAGCAGTCTATATTTTAATTATATATCAAGGGTCTTACGTAAAGTTATTATTTGATTACATTACATACCTGTTGCTTCAGCAGCTTTTTTAGCAGCTTCGATCTTTTCGTCATCCTCAATAATTTTAAGTTTCTTATTTAATCGAAGATCATCAGGAGATAGACCTAAGAACCTTTGTATCAAGAACTCAGATGCAAAGTATTTAATTTCATTCATGTTAGCATCTTGTTCAACAAGACCATCTTTCATCGAAGTAACGAAATCCAAACGTTTTTGTAGAATTTCAATTTCTTTCATTTCTTCAAAAATGTTATATCTATTAAATTTAATTCCTATTTGTGCTTTAAATGCATCATCCTCTTTTAATTCTGGGAAATCGAGACACATCTGAATCCATAAAGGTTTAACTAATATTTCTTGGAAAAACGAACGTAATCTAGTAACAAAACGTCCAAATTTAATTTCATCTCTCGTCATACCTTCAGCATTCATTTCCCATGAAGGTGGTGATTCCATATCAAAACGAGAAAGTGGAATTTTAGAAACTTTGATTAATTTCTCACGGAAATATTTAAGAGCATCTGTATCCGAAAGATCTGGACCATCATTACCAATTGTTTCAATAGTTGGTTCACCGGCTTCACCTGATGGTAACCAATATTCTTTATTGAAAGGCATCATTGGTTTACCATTAACTTTTAAGTCACCGCTATCAGTATCAAAATCAATTTGTTCTCGATAATTCTGCATAAGAACACCTAATGATTGACGAGCTCTTGTTTTAGATTTACCACCAACTGGTATAACGAATTTAGTTTTGAAAGAAGCATTTACTGTAGCCCAAATTACTCGGGAATGCTCCATAATACGAAGTAAATTAAAAGAACGAATAAGTCTTTCAACGTAAGAAACACGATTTACCGTATTAACGTTAGCATAAGATATGTAGATTACTTGTGAATCATAAAGAACTCTCTCTTTATTAGGTTGAGCTTTAAATTGTTTCCAAATTTTCTTACCTTCTTTATCAAGACCTGGTTCTAATGTAATTGGATCTAGTTCTTTGAAACCAATAATTCTAGTTTGTTCTCTATTATAAATTATCTCAAAAGCAAGATAACCATCAACCATCCATTTACGGAAATATGACCAACCTGCAATATCATTATTGAAACCGAAGTATTGATATACTCTTTTGAAGTTTGTTTCCAAACCTATTTTTATTGCCTCTAGTGTTCCTGGTTCTAATGTTTCATCATCAAAAGCAAGAGGGAATGCGAAATAATTTTTATCATCATATACAATACATTCATCACATAAAGTATCTAGAATTTCTTCTATTTCGTCTTGTATTGCAAACTTACGTAGATCTTCTCTCTTTTTAGGATATGATTTATCGAAAATAGAAATTGATTTACGTAGATTAATATCAGTCATTGATAGATTAGCAAATAAAGCATAATCATCATATTCTCCTCCAGCAACATTTCTTGGATCTAATCTCCAACCAAATTGGTCTTCATTAACGCCAATGGCCTTCGAATTACGAAGTACCATATCATCATACATCATACCGAATGATGATAGTGACTTAAGGGCTTTCGTAACTAAATTACGAGAAGACGCAGTCGGCCTTCCAGCATATGTTTCGTCCCTATTTACAAATCCTGCCATTTAATTAGTTTTATTAAAGTATATATTCAAATCGTTAACTCTCAAATTATTTTATGAACTTATACTTCTGAAGTTTCTTATTTTTATCCATTATTACCTTTTTAGCAGCTCTATTTTCTTTATAATGTTTGACATACTCTTTAAAGAGTTTATAGATGTCATCTAATGCTATTCCTTTTGTTTGTAATTCTGGAAATATTCGAGGTTGGTCTAATCTAATAGCTTTATCCCAATCTTCATATGATAAACAAAGCTTAGGGTTTCTCATGTTACCTAGAATGTAAGTTCTTAGTGCAAATGATAGACCAAAAGTATCTAAAGCTTGTTTTAAGGTGTAAAGATCGATAACTACCGGTTTTTGTGCTATTGCATCGTTTGGATTTTTCTTCATTGCTGAAGTGTAAGGTTCTTTATACATCAATCGAATCTTTTCTACAATCCATTTTCTAGCATCTGGTGGATACCAACTAATATTCAATCCTACTGCTAATTTACCTTCTGCACCGGGAACATAACCGAGAAATAATAGGATTGGGTGTCTGTCCCAATATTCTAATCGATCCTTATGTTTAGCCATATATTTGAATATATAGATCTTCCCGTTGTGCATTACTGGATCTTTATGAACTGCAACTCTCTTGTTCTTTTGATCCTTTGATTGTTCTAATAACCATTTGTAAGCATCTGCCGAATCTTCGGTTTGTGGTATAGCTCCTTTCCCTGAGAATTTAATAGTCATCAAATCTATTAATTCCTTTAGGAAGTCATAAACTGGATTACTCATGAGATAGGTTTATTTTTGAAGAAGTCTTCCGTTACAATCATATACTTCCAATTGCGACTCTTTGCAAAATTTTCAGCAGCCTCTTTTTTACACATATTAGTAACCCATGTATTATAAGACCATTTAAAAGCTGCTACGCTTTTTGGCGTTTGTTTTTTAGGAAGAGAAGGTTTTTGTAATTGAGCCTTTGGTTTAACCTCGACTATTACAGTATCTCCATTTGATAATCTAACAACATAATCAGGGAAATATGTGTGATATTTATTGTCGTTAGGATTAAAGTATTTAATAGAAAGAGACTCCGAAGACCACATTATGATCTCAGGAGTCCTTTCACAATATAAGCAAAATTTACGCTCCCATGAGGAACGATAAATTATGGGACCTTGTCCAGAATATTTTTTGCATTCGTTAATAGGAAAATAACCCTGAAGGAATCCTGATTTCTTCGTTGGTTTATTATTTTTTATCGATTGCATACATTACATAAGAGTTAATTACTCTTTAACTTCAGAAACTGTTCCTTTTTCAACAGCAGCTGTAAGCTCTTCGTCAGTTAATGAAACGACATTAGCTTTGTCTTCACCGTTAAAAATGTGAACTCCGTCAGTATAACCTTGGTAGATTAAGTCAGTTGTACCGTTTACAACATAC